CTAATGGTGCTAATTTTATACTGTTAATTAATGTACGTTTATTTACGGCATCTTGTAAACTTACCGGATCTGCAACATTTGTTATTATTGATGAGTTAATTAAATTTAAACCAACTTTAATTTGATCTGAAAAACCAGATGCTAAGATATCAGAACCGGGAGTAAATTCTTCATTACTATAAATTGCAAACAGTACAGTATCAATTACTAATACCATTAGTGTTTTAGGTATATCATAAATGTCTAACACTTCAATAATGCTAAATCCAGTTACTGCAGGATCGTACGGCCCTGCTAAAATCGTTGCAACTCCGTCATTAAAATACAATTGCTGACGTTTACTATCAATCCATATATCGCCTTGTGCAATTGACGACGGCACGATATCAGACACAATAGTACCACTAGTTAATTTAAACCCTGCAGTGCTGTCATATACTTTTACCCGTTTTTCAATTGTATCATACCACAACTGCCCTTCAACCGGATGCAACGGCTGTGATGTATTAGCAAAATTTTCTAATAATCTAACTAAATTTTCATTAATATATTCACCGTATGCACTTGCACTTTTACCAATTAACGTTAAATCAGTTGCTACTTGATCAATATTTCCATCAGTAATTTCAGTTAATACTGAACCATCTGTTTTGTTTATAATATAACTCATTGTAATACACCAGTAAAAATAATATAATTTATTGTTTGATATGGATTCATAATTGAATTAGGATTTCCTGTGGCATTCTCTGTCACATTGCTTCCGTGTACGCCAACTACCGACGGTACACCAAACGATTCACTTCCTGAACCTGCACCTAATGTAGTTGATGAATTATGATGAACTCGGAATGCTCGATCGCTGCCAGCAGTCCCAATACCATTTCGATTGCCGCCTGCATTTACTTCTAAGTTTGATGCAGTACGCACTGTTAAATCGTTATCCATGTCATCTCTGCCTAACGGAAACCGTCCTCGCAAATCAGGTAATGCAAATGTGCCGTCACCTACTAATCCTGTTTTATTTCGATATGAGTACCCAATTATATTAAATAAATCTGGATACGATGCAATTTGAACTTCACAGCCGTCACATAACAAATAGCCAACAGGTGCATATATACCTGCATATGTTATAATTGACCCAATTGGCACTACTGGTACAGATGCTAAAAATAGCTGCTTAGTAGTTCTTTGTAGACCAGTACTTGGGCGAAATGTTAAGATTTCATCAGTTACTAACGATTTAGTTGCTGCTGGTTTTGCTGAAATAAAATTAGGACTTACTGTAGTTTCAAGTGTTACATTTGCAGAACCATCAAATGGGACAGCAGTAGCTGTTACATCACCTGATACTGTAAACAGTCTAGCAAATTGTAACGTATTTGCAGAACCGTATACATTACCGTCTACGTTGCCTGTGATATCTCCGTTAATATCACCATAAATTGTTTGAGCATAGATGTCTCTAAATGGTAAACTTTCTGATCCAATATCATATAACGGCATTCCAATTTGTGTTTCCGAATATGATGGCAACATTACTGATCCGCCGGTCTCTTTATAAAAGCTAACCGTATTGTTAAATTTAGCAGTATCGCCAAAATTTGACTTTTTAGTAACTGATAACCCGCCGCTTGTTATAATACTGCCAGTAGTTAATGACGTTGAATCAGTTGTGCCGGTAATCTTTAAACTACCATTCGTTAAAATGTTTCCATTTACATCTAATGCTTCAGTTGGTAATGCATTTCTAATACCAACTGTTAAATCTGATTTAATAAATAAACCAGACGAGTATCCTGCATCAGCACTTTTAATTTGCCCATATACCGATACTGGTCCCGGATTAATTAATACTACATAACTAACTGAGCTTGCACTTGCACCAACTACTGTAAATGTTCCGTTATATGCAGTCGGTATAAATCTAGCAACACTAATTGCAGTACCGATTGCAAATGGAGTTTGAGGCAACGCAGTAAATGTTAGTGTTACAATGGTTGCTACCCACGATGAACCGGATGCTAAAACAGTATCTTCTGAATTAGTAAAATCAAAACTAATGTTTTTACCAGATCGTGCAGTTAAACTAACTAAATTTGATACATCGTCAACACTTATTTTAAAACTAATGTTAGTCCCAATACCAATACCATCATTTGATCGGATATTAATTGATTTACTAGTTGATGAAATTACGTCTGATCTTAAAAAATTACTTGAACTAACTATATTTCCATTAATTACTAATCCATCTGCGCTTTCTGCAGTTCCCCAAAACTTAGTTAGGTCAACTGTTTGATTAGCAGTTGACAAGTTAATACCTTTATTAATTTGTTTAAACCCACTAATGCTTAATTTTGGAGTAAATGCAGATTGACTAATAATAACAACTTGTTCATTTTGCGCATATAACGACACTACTGAGTGATCGTCACCTATTATATCAGTAATAATGTCAACTAACGGGCCTGTCTTTAATCCGCCGCTAAACTGCGGCCCAATTAAATCCCAAGTTGATCCTGAAAACATAAACAACTGCTTAGTATTTGGGTTTACCCATAAATCACCGTTAATGCTTTCCGTTAACGACGGCGGAGTAGATGCCTTTTTAATAGCACCAGCCGGATTCCATAGTGTCCCATTGTAAATTTTAAGTACATTAATACCTAGGGTATTGTCATACCATAGTTGTCCTTCAACCGGATTTAACGGTGCAGTAGTATTTGCAAAATTTTCCATTAAATGCAGAAAATTTTCTGCAAGTATTTGTCCATAACCGGAATAATTTTTTCCAATAAAACTTAACGATGTTGAGTTATTAATAACCTGATCTGCAACAATTGTTTTTTGTTGACCATCTGTATGATTAACAGGATATGACATTATTGAACTCCCACAACACTAGTTAAACTTTGAATTCTCACTGTATAGTCAATTTGAATTAACCGATTTAACGATTTTTGCACTGGATGAAATATAACATGAGTTAATAACATGTTACTACCGTCTGCACTATACGATTTTAATCCTAATTCGTCAAAAATAAATGCATTGTTAACTGTTGATGAATTATCAAATGCAGGCTGACCTGCAGGTTCGGTATAATCTAATAAGCAAGTAATAAATACATCAGTATAGTTGTGACCGGGCACATGCCGAGTTTCAATATAATTGCGAGTTGGATCTAAATTATTAATTGAGGAATCATTAACAATCTTAGAAAATTGCTCGTTATATAAACTAGCATTTGAGCCTGAGCTATTTGGTGTTAAATATGTGATAATACCTGTATCATCAATTGATGTACCGCCATTACCAAAACTCATCTCATATATAAACCCATCTCCTTTGTTTGCAATCCCTCTTGCTAATGCAATACTGATATTTTCATAGTGAATTGCGTTACGTTTATTCACATAAACTTCATTGCTTGTAGGGTCATATATCTTAAGGTGCCCCTCGATATGTATTCCTGTTAAATCTGTAGTTTGCATAATGTTCTCTCGTTATTCTATATTTATCACGTGATAATAAGTGTTATGTTTATTTGCATATCAGAAAGGTAAAGTGTTAGCTAATTAGGTTAGCTAACACTACATTATTAATCAGTAGTTAAATTAAACCGTTTTTGCAAATGATTACCATCAACACGATAATTTAAAATACCAGTGTAATCTAACTTATCTGTAATTGTTATAGTAAAACCAATAAATTCAAAATCTTCTGGCAATCCAATCACTTTAGTATCGTACACACTTTTAGCAATATCAAACTCTATACCGGATGGTTCTTTAGTTTGTTTTGCCTTAATAGCATCCATTGTTTTTTGTCGTTCTGGATTTGTACGATCTCCAATAATTAAAAGTTCAGACTCTGTTGGCGTGTACTGAATATTTTCAACCCATGTGTTATCTATTTTTAAAATTGTTTTCATTTGTTTTCCTTATTATATGTTAATTAGTGTTCTATTAGACACACAGTTAATTAATTTGCCACCGGTAATTAATGTACTAAGGCCTCTACCTAGACCGTTATCAGCAGTGCCAGTGAGGACACAGTTGATTAGCACGCCGGCAATAGTTGGGTAGTAGTCTGCCCACTCGTCAAACCCTGCTGCAAATGAGTTGTTAGGAGACACACAATTAACTAGTCTAGCAGTAGTACCAATACTACCATATTCTGAACCAAACGACCCCTCCCCAGCTGTGCATCCGATATACGTACCTGATATTGCATTGTAAGAACCAAACGCACCGGAACCGGCTGTGCATCCAATAAACATGCCACTACTAATGCCATTAAACCCCTCAATGCTTGATACCTTGCAATTAATATACTTTCCGGAACTCTGATAAAAACCTCCCTCATAACAATAACAGTTATCAAAGTATCCGGTACCAAATCTAAACGAATACATAACAGCATAACAATCAAAAAACCTTCCAGCACCGTGATCAAATGAGTTTGAAATTGCAGTACATCTAGTATACACAGCACTAGTAGTACCACCGTAACCAAACGAGTAATTGTTAGCTGTACATTCTGTAATGCGCCCGCTGACAGTTAATCCTGCACCTGGGTTAAAACTATAGTCACCGCCTGTGCAATTATAGAAATTACCATATATATTATGCAGTGTACTTGAAAATGATCCATTTCCACCTGTACACCGTTCAACTGTGTAATTTGTAGAATTTTGATCAGCTGCTACTTCTATAGTAAACGTAGAACTTTTTATTCCTACAACTCGAACATTATTGGCACTTAACGTAACACCTTGCATTATATTAACGTCCTCTGGATTATTAGTTAACCCTACTACATCTACATATTCCGAATTTATATCTAAAGTACAATCATAATTACCAGGAGCAATTATTAATTTTGATATAGGTTGTGTAGGTGTTTTCTTTGCAATCGCTGCTTGGTACGCTGCTAACAACGCAGTACCATTTTCAGCTGGAGTTCCTGTTGCTTGTGCTAATACGAAATTAGTTCCTTCTAATCCACCTCCACCTCCACTACCAGCAGCGGCGCTAATTACGCCATCTGCAATAGTAATAGTATCACCATCAACTTTTACACCGCCAAGTTGCGATGCAGATGCAGTTGCTAATCCAATAGTTCCACTTGTATTTGTAATACCGCTAGTTCCGACTACTGGTATAATTACACCACCTAATGTTGTTGTAGTTGTAGCAGTTAATGAGTACGGAGCTGCAACTGATATTGTTCCGTCACCTGCAATTGTAACATTTGATCCTTGTTTAACTCCGCCAAGTATTACTGATGTAGAAACTGGTAATGTATATGGGGGCACTACTGCATTAATTGTACAATTATCGCCTACTTTAGACAATGTTATATTTGAACCAGCGTTTAACCTATTAAACACTAAACTATTTTGTTCGTACAATTCTGTAAAATTGCTATTAATTTTTATTGCCCCGTTACGTAATGTGTCGCCTGTGTTGTCATTTGACGATCCTCCCGTAATTATAAGTTGTTTAGCCATTTATTTTATCCTTAATTAAAATTTTGTATCGTTACTATCAAATGTAATTCTAGTTGAATCATATGTTATTGAGATATCAGCATGATTAACTCCAGGTACTGCCCCTATAAAATTCAGTTCTGTTTGATTATTAATCCATTGACTACCTTGTCGTCTAACAATAGTTACTATTGTGTTTGCACTTAGCACATTTGTTAATCGTATTTGTTTAGTAGTGCCATTTACTGCAAAATCTGCGTCAAACTGATGCTCACCTTCTGTAGAATTTATATTATAAACAGTATATGGCGTTTTTTTCAATCGTATGTTTCCAATAAAATAATTCCACTTACTACGATCCATTTTAAACTCAATACTACTAGTATGGTTAACTGCACATCGGTAAACGTACACACCAACGTTTACAATATCATTTACATAATACACAGTACCGAATGTCCATATCTTATAATCGTCATATCCGCCGACAAATACTTCAATTTCATTACTTTGGCCATATTCTGCAAGTTCAGGATCTGCAAAACTCCATTTAGTATTTGTTACTTTTTTAGGGGTGTAAGATAAATTTATAAAATGAGTACCATCTGATATCACTTGTTCGATTTGAGTATTTTCAATATACGGAATTGTTTCAGAAGAACTTAGTTCTTGCACTATTGATTCAACGCTATGTACTTTTGGAATTCCTGTGCCCATAGTTCCTCTGCGAAGACCGCTTAACACATTATTTACATTTGAGGAAAATTCAATACGTTCACCGTTGATATCAATTATTCCATACCTACTGTAAGTTGTTAGATCAAACAAACTTGAATCTTCAACCGTAATTGTAGTATCATAATAATTTAACTCGTAAATCAATCGTGTACGTTTATTTGCATTCAATCGAATATATCGATTTTGATTTAACATATTTTTAAAGTACATAAACGAAGTAAATGAGCCTGATGGTAATGTATTAAATACTTTAATTCCAAGTGTGTCAACTACTTGTCCCGGAACTACTTCTTCTGGGCCAATACCAGTAGTTACTGAATTAAAATCATCACCATCAACTACTATATCCTCAGCTGATAGCCCAGATGACATTGAATTATACGAAAAATTACCTCCAGATAACGACGTATCGTACTCGTTAACTGCGGCACCGTCGCTTGTTTCTTTACGTATAATAATAGTATCACCCTCATCTGCACTTATTGAGGTTGGAATTTCAACAATATTAGTATCACCAGTTGCAATTGGTGTTAACATTGCTGCATTTGGATTTGCAGGATCTACAACATCAATATCGTAACTATTAGAATCAATACGCACTGCATCATTATTTGGTTTTACAAGGTATACATTTAATCGTGTACCGATTTCTGGAATATACGGAAGTTTAATTGTATAAGAAAATTCTGCACCTAATGTATACTTAACATCATTAAGTGTAGGATCAAAGTTATCCCAGGTGTTGGTATAATATGGCATGCTATCCCAACCGTGATCAACTTCAAAACTTAATCCACTAACTACTACTCCGCCGTAGTCAATGCCTGACATTAACTGGGGTAAATCGTTTCCTAAATCTCCCGAATTTGGTTTATAATAATAATGTATCCTATCAGTTGCAGTTAACAAACTAGTGTCTTTATAATATGATACAACAATTTCACTTCCGCGCAAAGGTGCATTTTTAAATGTAATTACTCCAGTGTAAACAGGATGGCTGTTTACAATTGATATAACAGTTCCCATTTTATAATTGTCTCGAATTTCAAGTACACCATTAACAGTTACTGAAGTTTTTCCAATTGTTACATCCGGAATCCATTTAAGTGTAAACTGAACTTTTGTTCCAGTTACAATTGACACACCTTTAATAGTGTCAACATATTGCAAGTCATCAATAAGATAATTTTGATTTATACGATCAAATTTTAATATAACATTACTTGTTCGTACTACACTATTACCTAAAATTGGAATTGCAACTGCAGATCTACCATCATTTGCGTATCCTCCAGTAATTACAATCGTAGGTGTTGTTTTATATCCAGCTCCGGGTGTAATTAATTTAATTCTAGATAGCTGTTTATTAACAATAAATGCACGGGCGGTTGCACCTGACCCGGTTGCAGACTCAATTGTTACTTTTGGCTCTGTTAAATACTCTGCACCACTGTTAATAATTTTTATATCAACAATTGAATACCCAACATTGTCTAACCAAAATTTCCACGGATATGAATTAATTAGCGGATTATCGTAGTCTACTACTGAAACAACATTTCGATCTATATCATAAGCGGGCGGTAAATCAAAATCAGTTATTGCAACATTACTGTTATCTAAATTAGTGTACGAACTTATATATTCTCGAATTTGTGTTCGATATGGTTTTACTTCAGCTACATAATCCTCAAAATTAGATAAGTTATCATTTTTATAGGTAACTCGTTGTTGTAATTCACCTACTTGATGCAGTACATTTACAAAACTAGTTTTAAATATCCAATCAATATATGTTTGCTCATTCATTGCATACCTAACAGTTGAAAAGAATAATTCTAAATACTTAGTTTTTAGATCACCAATTAGCAAATCATCTTTTATTGCGATTAAAATATTTCGCAACTCAATAGATGCAAAATTATCATGCATTCCGGAATCATACAACATTCCATCATACCCAATAATAGTATTGTGAAAATCGTACAATAACGAACTAAACTGAATAGTGCCATTTTGGCTACCAACTACAGTATACCAGTGTGTCCAATCGTACGCTGTATTTTCTTGTAACTTTTGTTCAGCTGTGAGATCGTGTTTCTGTAATAGCACCCATCGACCTGATGTTGTTGTTTTTACTTTTACAATATCACCCACTGCATCATTTAATTGTGATAATTCTACATAAGTGTTTACTAAATGAGTTGCTGTTGTAAATTGGTTAAATCCGGGTTTATACCAATCAATGTATTTCCAATATTTTGTAGTATCATATGTGTAGGTTAAAGATTTATACCATTCGTTAGTACTCGGAATATATGAATATATACTCCATTTTTTGTTGCTAGTTAAATCGCTTAGTACTAATACTGAAAAACTCCTAACAGTTAACACATTATTAGATGTATATCCTTGGCCACCATTAACAATCTTAACGTTAGTAATTTGTCCAGATTCGTTAATAATTGTTTGAATCACTGCTCCTGTACCAGTACCAGTGACCGTAACATACGGTGCAAGTAAATATCCTTGACCTGAACTAATAATATTAACATTTGTAATTTTACCATCAGTAACATCTGCAGTTAAACTAGGAGCAATATAATATTTTGTAATTACATATTGTAATTCTAAATTAGTATCTAACGTAGTATCATATAACCGCTGAATAACTGTTGGCGGAGTATCATATGATGATATCTTTGTAAGACTTTTTGTATCAACAATTAACTCTGATTGTAAATACATGTTAGTTTGCTCAATCACCTGTTTAATTGCTTCAAATCGATTAACAAACATACTTTGGCGAGGTCTATTTTCAATACCATATTTTAATTTAGGTGGTAACAATTGATCTGGTACTAATCGATCATTTACATCTTTACCACATAAACTATCAATCCATTTTTGTTCTATAGATGCTGGTATTTCAGTTGATGCTGCTGTACTAATTAACTTCCATTGAGTATGAATATTTTGATCAGTTTTATCTATTAACCAATACTCAATCGACAGCACAACATCGTCATGCATTAGGTAAGGTTTAACATTAACTAAACTAAACGAATTTAATCCAGTTAATGCAAGATATTCATATCCCTCACCTTTAGGATTTGAAATTAATCTAGAAACATTTGCAGCTGAGATTGTTCTACCAACTGTTGACGAAATAGTTTCTTTATTTTTAACCCAATAATAATAAGTAGACGAAAACTGCTGACTTATAGTATCATAGCTTTTTACAACTACATACGCAGTGTCGCTATATAAAGAAGTTCCGCTTATACCTTGTGCTAACCCTTCAGAAGTATCTGCCACTTCGTCCCATTCTGATGGCAATAACTCAGTTTCTACCCATTCATAAATATCAACTGATGCACCTGTTGCTAATGTACTTAACATGCTATTTCTATAAACAGTATTATCTGTAAAATTGTCAAAAAACTTAGTAGTTCGTACATCCCACCATAACGAACCAACCTGTGATGCACCCCATGCAATGCCCTCGTCAACATTAACTACCGTAGTTGAAGCATACGAATAGATTGCAGGATCGTATGTTGATTTATACTTTACTTCTCGTTCTGCAATAATAGGATGTTTATTTTGTATAGGATCTACAACGTCTAAGTATTTTATTAATTTATTAGATACTTTATTATATAAAAACGCTTGTTTAACTTTAGTAATGTCAGGCTTAGTAATTGATGTATTCTTAACAGTCCATGCAAATTGGTTAACCGGTTTAACATACTCAAATATTTTTCCTGCATTAGTGTTAAACGCTGGAGATCCAAAAAGTATGCTGGTTGCAGTAACTGAAATTGCAACCGCTTCTGCAGTTACCGGAGATAATCGTTCACTAAAGGTCCAATCTTTTTCATAAATGTTATATACATCCGCAGCTGTAACATATTCATTGTTTAAATCAACGTTGCATATTACTAATGTAGAATAATTATTTGTAAAGAACACTGCTGATGCAGTATTTGAACTAAATTCAACTGTTGGAATGATCTGCACAGATTCTTTTAGCAATAATGAATATACATTTACATTTCGTGTAGATGAATCTACTACATTTGAAATAGCAATAAAATCATCATTTTTTGATAACGAAATATGCTGTCCAACTGTAGTAGCTACTATATTACTAATGCGGTTAGCTGGGTTATACACAAACTCTTCATTTGAATAATACACATATACTTTTCCATTAGTACTTGGATCTGATATTGCAATTGTATTATTTGGCGATACTGATATTGAAGTACCAAATGCATTAGATGCACCAACTGGTTTACTAATTCCGGTTACTAATGCCCATTCGTAAACTAAAAATGTAATAAGGCCTGCAGGTTTTTCTGTTGGTGTAGCACTAATTAACAGTGTAGTTGAATTAACTACTAATGACACTAAATGGCCATTGGTAAACCCTTTACCTGATATTATCATACCACGTGTAATACCAGCAGTACTAGCTACTACTAATGTTGTGCCGTTGCTTCCTTTAGATTTAAATGTAGTAGCTGCTTTCTCTGTTAATTTATATTCATATCTATAAACGTTACTAGCGGCCGTTCCTACAAATAACATGTTAGTGCCAAACGCAATAGTAGTGCCAAATTCTTCAGAAATGTTATACAACGGACTAATTTTTGTATCAACTAACACATACAGCTCATTAATGTCTCGCTTATATATTGAAATAACTCCGCGACTGTTTAAATCAGCAGTTGGAGAGCCTAATGCTAGCCATTCTCCATCAAACGACAACGCAACGACTGTTGCTACATTATATTCGTAATCAACTGCACTAACGCTTTGGAATCTTAATGGTCGTTTGATTATTTGTGTTGCAATCCAACCGTTTTCAGTGTTATTATAAATTACAACTTCACCTCTAAAAATTCCGTATCCATTATTAGATTTTTGAGATACTGCAATTGTTTTACCATCAGTAGTTGCTGAAATTGCACGACCATAATTGCTAATTTTTGAATTTAAATTAGGTCTATTAGTTAACCCATATACCGGGTTGTATTTCCAAACCTTCCAGTTACTAGTATCTTGATAATAGTCAGTGGTATTAACGTCGTTGTCAGTCCATATTAAATAATTAGATTTTAGATCAGCATTAGTATAATTGTTGTTATCAAGAGTAGTGCCAATTCTTCGAGGTATTAACAGACCAACAGTTGAGTTTTCAGTTGCAGTAATAATTACATCAGTAACAACAGTTATAATATTACCTTGAATAGCAGTAACGGTGTAAACTTTGTCATCTCCTACATTTTTAAATACAATTAGCGTACCTACCGAAATTTCATCTATTTTATCAAGTGTGATGTATGTTCCATCGTCATCTGAAGTAATTAACGTAATTTGAATTTTATATGAATCATTAATACTACGATCAAAATATTGATAAACGTTCCAGTCAGTTGGTGCAAATGTACATAAAATATATTCACCATGGCTAACTTTTGTAATATTAACATCAGATAATTTTTTTACACTATACGCAACTTCATCAACTCTTGCATACACAGTTGAAGTTTTTAACGGCTTTGCTATTGGCCATAAATTTGGTGTATACATTGTAGGTTTTAAGTAAATATCAGTTATTCCTTGTTGAATAACTAATGTATTATGATATCGATCTTTAGTATTAACTAATTCAAATCCTTGTGGATTTATTTTAAATTGAGATTCAGACAATGTAAATTCAATATTTTCAAACGACGAACATGCACCATACTGACCAGTACGGACTGCCCATTCTTCATAGAATTCTAAACTTTCATTACCAGTTGCACTTAATACATCAAATAATTTATTAAGAACATTTTGAGTTCCCTTCTCAATAATCATACCCTGATAAAACTTATATTCACTTACATCGTCTTGAATAATATTTTCAAGGTATTGTCGTTTTTGGTATCCAATTAAATGTTGTGCATATGTTTGCTGGGCTATATCAAAATTTTCACTATCTAGGCTATAAAAATCAGTAAACTGGGTTGCTTTATACGTCCAGTTTGGTAATAGTTTTGGTGTTGGTTTTTTATCTAATTTTGTCCATTTTGAAGAATCAAAATTTTCTGCGCCGGCTAATGTAGAGTTAGCACTGTAATAAAATGATTTATATTTTATTGTATCTCCAATAATATAACTTTTCCATGGGGTCCAGTCAGTTACTATTGCACGATCAACAATAAAACCAGGTGCATACATTGTACCATTCCAATTAGAACTTACATAACCTGAAACTTTAATTTTATCTTGCTTGTAACCGCTTTCTGGATTATAAATTGTATCGTTAAACATTGTAGTATTGTTAAACACTACAACATGTTCACGTTGAATTAGATAAAAACTTGCACAAAAAATTCCGTCATCAGATTTTGGAGTATATGTCATTGCATTATCAATTCTAAACATGTTTATAAAATTTTTATGAATTGCAACTCCACTAGCATTTAAAATTTCATATTCGTTATTTGGATTAGTAACATCGTCAACTGTTGCTAATATAGTTTTAAAAGATAATTTATTTGCAGCCGGGCTAAGAGATATTACCGAATTTCCTGATAAATCGAGACCGTTCAACAAATAATAGTCAGACTCATTAAATGCAGCTGGGTAGATAGTTCGCACAGCTGTATAAAATTTTTCATTATATAGTACTATGTCACCTGCATGTATTATGGTATGTCGATTCCACATAACCCATGACGATGGTGTTGTATTTAAT